GTCGAGTAAATCCTGCACACAATCGAGATCCATTTCCATCAGACCGGGTTTCGGCCACGTCGTTAAAATCGTCATGGTATTCAGGTCGATATTGATTTCACGAACGAATGCAAATTCCTTCCGTTTGTGACCCATATCAGTACACAAAAGCATTCCGACATCAACGGATATACTCGGAGTTCCATCTTCATGGACAGTTGGTTTAAATTCATACATATTAAATCTCCGTATCGGTTTCAGCGAACCAGCGTTCACAATCTGACTTGTGGATCGCACTCTTCGCCATGTCAATATCTTCTTCGCTTTGGCCCACGGTGCCAAATAAATCGTCGAGACTTACATCCAACCAATCGGCAACGTGAAGGTAAAAAGCCAAGTCGTGCTTTGCATGTTTCCAACTCGCAGCCAAATTCATACCAACCCGTTCACGCGCCTTGTGAGCATTGAACAGTTGTTCAGAAGAAGCATCGTCTTCGCCGAGGAAATGAAATCGCCGCTGGCGAAATTCCAGTGCTTGGGCAATGTGTTCATTAACTCTCGCAGCCGACTCGTCCTCGTCAAAGTATTCACAGACGTTACCATCGTTTACCAGCGGAGATCGACTTTCAATCCCGCCAAGTAAATTACTTGGTCGCACCCCTGCCATCGACAAGGCCGCAAGCAGCGTGTGCAACTTTGGGAATTTGTAGTTGAACTGGCTGTCAAAATGCTTGTCCAAAATCTGCTTGCTGTTTTTAAAGGGCTGGTCATAAAGTTGACCGACACGCTTTCGAAACAGGTTTTGGACGTAACCCACAACAGGTTCAACTGAGTCGGTAGGAAAACCGCGTTCCGCCAATTGCTGCTGGAACAGTTCTTTATTCTTAAATCGCGATGCGAGAAGAGGAGTGTCGCTGGGTCGGTTGAAAAATCCCAAAACGCATTCCATCGAAGCTAGGCAGTGCAAGAACTTATGTGCCGGTGCAAGCCCGGCTTTCGATATTTCATGCTCGATCTTCGTAAAATAAGCGCGACCTTTTTTTATCATCTCATTGACGTCGTAGGTAAACTGCATGGCATCGGGCCACGGGTTGTATTCCTCGACCACTTCTTCTTTCACAGTCTCAACGAACTCATCGACGTGTATAAGGCCGAGGATTTTGTCTGCCTCACGCCGTTTTTGTGCGTCTAGTTTGTCGTAGCCTTGTAGGATTTGTAAAATTGTTGGTTTCTTCATTCTAAATTTTCCAGTCTTAAAGTGAGGTTCAGGCCGTTGGCGATTTTCACGATGGTCGTGAATTTCGGATCGCTCGGCTTTTCGGTTGAAAGCACCTTACGGAGGTGGGACGATTGCATATCGACTCGTTTTGCGAATTCGATAACATCCCATCCGGCGAGTTCCATCTTTGCTCGAATCTGGTCGAGGAAACCTGCCAAGACCCGATCCGGGCTGGCATGTCTCTTGCCTCGAAATTCGAGGAAAGCGTCGTACTCGTCGTCTGAAAGTGTAATCTTCGGCATCCGTGTTCCGCGAGTTTGCAGTCCTTATATCCATAACCTGTATCAACTGGTGTTATTCTAAACACTTCGTCCACTTTTGGCAAACACAATAAATTCCAAACGTACCTCCGTCGGGGGGTAGGCCGGAAAAGACTATTTCTAACACATAAAGCACGCATAAAAGAGACAGGGAGTAAGTCATAGAGTTAATAAGGTAGTTAATGCTAGGAGTGAAATAGGTGATGTTATCTATAGGTGTTAGTGTGATGAATTACATAAGACGCAGTAACACCCATAGGTGCTATAAGTGAAACCTATTAATCTAACATCAAAAAGTGACACGGTTGGTCACACAATATTTTACTCACCCATGCGTTTTCGCGCTACATGAATAAGACGATCTAGATACCATCGGGCCTTTTGGAGGTCTTCAAGTTGACGATCCAATTCGATATGTTTGATGCGATGACGGACGATGTATTTAAGGATGTTCCCGCCGTGATAACCAAGGTTAAGACCTTCGATCACATCGATCACTTCCATTTCCGCTGCGGTGTAATGTGCGGGATGATTTACGCTATCAGCCATTTGTTTATTTCCCATTCTGTTTATTCATATATTCGTTTATGACGGTTACCAGCCCCGGCAGGTCGTCTAGGTACAAAGCACAGATCCACGGCTTCCCGTTTTGCCGATGAAGCACCACAGGACAATCTGTGGCCTTGCTATCCGATTCACTTTGTGCGAGCCAAGCATAAAGTTGCATCCGTTCTTGACGTTTCACTTCACAATGCAACCCCATGATGTCCGTGGTCAAATCAGCGTCAGCATCGGCACCACAGTACTGCTGTGATCTGCGTGCTTGGCAGTCTGGAAACAACCGGATCAGTTCCTTGGAGGCTTCCCTTTCGCCTCTCTTGCCCTTCTGTCGTGACATGCGTCCCATTTCATTCACCTTCATTTCTAAAACCAAAATTAGTTAAGTCCTCGGCGTCAATGTGGGTTCGTACACCCGAAATTTCCCTTGACCCGAAGAGTGAAATGAGGGGAGTTTCGACTGGCCCTTTTTTTTAGTCACCGAACGTTTCTCTCTGGTCTTGTCTGACCAACCCGCTTGGATCTCTGCCTTCATTCGTTCGATACGCTTGTCCATGATTCCAGCGGATTCGTCGCTGTAGTTCATTGACACCAACGCCAGCAGTTCCTCATCGCTTGCGTCATCGACGGGCAACGGATAATCGGTTGGGGCAACATAGTTGACCTTGGCTCGATAGCCGCGAGAGCATTGGCCACATAATCCGGGCGTTTTGGGATTCCTTTTAATAATCATTAGTCGGCAGGCTTTACACCGTGTTCTTCGTTTTCGCTTCATCGCATTCCTTTACGCAATTAAATATTCCAGTTGGAAAATGTTTGTCTTTGGGCGTCGAACAGCAACCTGATCGAAGAAGTTCGAATAGGGCCATTCCGTCGTTTAATTATTTGGAGTTCAGCACAATTCGGATTGGCTGATTTATTGGTTGATCGGCCCCACCAAAAAAGCCCGGCGATTATATCAGCGTCTTGTTCGAGACTGCCGCTTTCCTTTAAGTCACTAGCGAGGAACTCAACCTTCTTGCGGTATTCAACTTCGCGAGATGCTTGGCACAGAGCGACCATGGCCACGTCCTGTTCTCTGGCCAAGACTTTTAACCGTTGAGAAATATCGGTCACACATTCGTAGCGACTGGATTTTGAACTTCTTAGAAGTTGCACATAATCAATCACCACCGCTCCGATCCCGTAGCCGTCTTTATATGCCACTACCTCACGTTCGACGTCTTCGATGCTTGTCACGTTACGGAAGTGTGGTGGTGACCAGCCTTGGTAGTACGCTGCGACCTGCTCGGCGATTGCTACCCGGTCACCCTCCCATTCAGCCTCTGGTCGTCCAGTAATTTTCATTAAGCTCCGACGACCCATTTCAGTGGCCGACATCTCAGCTTGCAGCATTAACGCTTGATGACCCATCTTTGATGCGTTTTCTAACCATTGGGAACCGAATGCCGATTTGCCGTGTCCGGGGCGGGCCATAATCAAGCACATTTCGCCTTGGTTTACGCCATCAATGGATTGGTCAACGTCGGAAATTCCAAACTGGATGTATTTATCCATCCCACTGTGTTCCAAGCTGGCCAATGCACAGTCTTTGAAATTGCCATGAGCAGTGCTGTGATTAACCTTGGGTGTTTGTTTGTATTGGTAGGCCTTCAAGATTGCACCCTGCCTGAAGTCCTCTCGGTCAATCTTGTCGTAGCCGTGGAGTGACCCCCAGATCTTCAACGCTTCGTCAATTTCTAGCGGATGTGCATACTCATCAACCATTGCGCCGACCAAGCTCTGGACACACGCCGATAAGCTCTTATCTTTTAGACCTTCAAGATCCAGATTCCACCTGCGAGTGAGGAGGGAGTTTGGTTTTTGTTTCATCTTGCGTTGAAGGTAAGGTGTGACCTCACCATCGTTCTGGGCAATGGTTGCAGGAGCCAATCGACTTCCAATACGAGAGGCCACAACTTTGAGGTCTTCGACATCAACGGTTTTAAATTCTGGGATGATCGGTTCCCAGTCGTTTTCCACGTCTACGAATTTGGATTGGTTAAAATATGGAAGGCGAATTTGATTTCCTAATTGCCTGCCATTGACTCGATCTTGACGTGGGTAGATTTCAGGCATCGTAATGCCAAGGTAATTTACGACACTGCGAAAGAATGACCGGGGAATCCAACCTTCAGTTTCGTTTTCAAATAGGATCCAAACATGACTGCCTTTTCCCGACGAGCTGATCTCAACGAAACATTCAATTTCTTGTTCTTGCAAGAAAAAATAGACCGCTTCCGTTTTCGATAACCATTCAGGATCAGGATTGTTCGAGTGGTCATCGAAATCAATGCAAGCGGCGAAACAGTCACTGCTGGGTGTCAGGACGTAGAATCCGATACAATTATCACCAGACAAATGGTGCTGACGAAAACCTTCAACTGATAAGGGTTGATCTAGTTTCCTTGGGTGTGGATCACCGTTGCGTGGTTGGACAGCAACGGTTTCAGGATTCCCCCGGAAGTACTTTATAACTTCAGCGATGTGTGAATCGTTTATTCCGTCCATACTGGCCCCGCTGATCTTTCGAAGCTGTTATCCGATGCCGCCCAATCTGATGGATCTTCCATCCAGCGATCCTGTCTGATAAACGTGGATAGATGTACTCGGTAATCACCTGTCTCGATGCGGGCAGGTGGCCACGCTTGAACATAGGCCTTGATTTTTTCTAGCAACATTTCTTCAGGCGTTTCAAATCCAGCTTCTCGATAGTAGCCAGTTTTTATCTGCCTCCGTTTGAACGCCCTGTAGGATTTGGCGGCCTCCGTTTTTCCGGTCTTCTTGTTGTACGTGTTCCATAGAGTCATAAAGTCATCGGTATATAATTCGGAGCGACTTAGCTTTCTGCGGGCCTTGGTCACATGTTGTTTAGCGAGTAGTGCCTCGGCAATTTTCAGCAGGCTGTTCACTCCATCGAGAATCTGGTCGAGTGTGGCTTGCAATTTGTTATTGGGCATGGAGTATTCCTTTGCGAAAAAAAAACCACGACAGCCACCTGTGAAGTGACTGCCGCGGTGTAGAAATCATCATGGGTTACCAGCTGTTGCCAGTGGTGGCAGTGCTAGATGGTTTTGCTGGCCCATTCGGGAAGATGTGGCTCCATTGAGCGCCTGCTTGCTTGGCTTCCATCACGCCAAGCGTTTTAATTCCCTTGCCCAAACTAATGTCCCAATCCTCACCCCAATCCGAGTGCTTCATGCGAAGTTTACAACCAGCTGTGCCAACAACGCTGACGTGCTGATCGTCTTCAGGGTTAAATTGGTTGTACGCACCAGACCAGCCTATTGAATCCAACTTCTGCTTGGTGTAGGCAGCCGACTTGTCTGTTACCGGCAATCTAATACGACGTGTTGTGTCACCTGAAAGTGGCACACCAGTGTCTGACCCATCTTGAAAAACAAGATTGTCAAATTCCATTTCAAAGAACAGGGTTCCACTAGAAC